CTGCTGTTTAGGGAAACGTTCTTCTCAATTTGCTCGTTGAGTTTTGTTTCCATTTCATCTAGTTTTTCTACCATACTTTCAAGTACATCATATTTTTCTTCAGGGATAGTTACATAATGTTCTTCAAAAAGACTCTTAAGACCAGTCATGAAGGACTCAGTGAGTTCTTCTTTAAGACCGCCCTCTACAGCAAGTTGGTTCTCAGCGAACCACTCATCTGAAACGTATTCGAGGTAGGAATCAACACGCTCATTAAGTGCGCCTTTGATTTCTTCTACTTCTTCGAGAAGTTTTGTTTCGTACTCAGCATTAAGCACTTCCTTAATTTGAACAACTTTACCTTTGATTGCTGCTTCAAGGATAGTCTTTGCCTTTTCTCTAAACTCCTCTGAAAGTTCTTCACCCTCTACAAGAGCTTTAACATCGTCATCGATGCTAATCTCTGTGAATTCAGGTGCTTCTGCAACTACTTCTTCCTCAGTTGTTTCTTCTTCAGAAACCACTTCGTTTGTAGTTACTTCTTCTTCTTCCTCAATTACAGGTGCGTCAATTTCTACTTCCTCTTCTTTCATCCCCTTCATTGGGTCTGCTGCCTTGGCACCTTTATTGACCACATCCCTAACCTGTTTCAGCGTTCCACCTGCTGGCTTCAATTTAGCTGAGTCGTTGGTTGGACTGTAGTTATCTGGTGTAGGTCCACCTAGATCTTCCACTTGAGGTGAATTATCTGGTGTTGAAACATTAGAAGCATTGCTACCTGCTTTAGGTAGTGATGAATCCCCCGACTGTGCATTTGCATTTACAGCGGTTTTGGATTGCTTCGTGCCTACTTCCATTTCTTGTAATTCTGTGCCACTAGACATTTGTAGTAATCTCCGAATTTCCTGTAAAAAGTTAAAATCTATATTTATTTATAAACGCAGTATTTACAATGAGTTAATAAACTCATTAAAAAGACTTAATTTATGTTCTTCGAGTCTTTTTTGGGTGGCAAGAGACTCAATCTTGTTTCTTGTTTCCGATGCTAAGGACTCTCTAAATGAATTACCTTCCCAAATCCATTCCTTTCCTTCCATAATTCCTTCTACAAATGCATCGGGTGCAGAAGGGTCGGCAACTATATCAGCAGCAGTTGCTAACATAAAGTCGTCACCAACAACATTAAATCCTTCTTTGGTAGGTTTCAATGAACCAATACCACGAGAGGATACGCCAAGTTTAACACCTTCACCAATAAGAGACTTAGCAATTTGACCCATTGGTGTATCAAGGATCTTTGCTTTTCCAATAAAATTAGAACCACTTTCTCTAAGTGAAACAATTTTATGAGAAACTCTATCAAGGTTTACAGTTGGACCATCGGGATGTCCCAATTCTCCAAGTGCTCTACCAGTAGTAACATTAGACTCATTATATCTAGAAACTTCTTTTTGAAGTGTCTCCATAGGATACATTCTACCGTTACGGTTTTTAATGTTTCCTTGTAGGAAGATACCTTCGATATAAAGGTTCTGCTTTCCATTCTTAAGTTTTTCAGTAATAAATTCTACTGATTCTATTTCTTCTCTAATGAGTTTCATTGGAAATCATTTTCGGCCTTATTTTTTATTTATAATAAATTAATCATGAAGCATTATCAGCAGCAACTTCTCCGCTAATATTAGCAGCGGCATCTGCAACAGCATTCGCCACTTCTTGTTCTTCGGGTGTATCGTTACCAAAAGTTTTGGATGCTACTTCGGGTCTTGCAGCGTCAACTTTCTCGGATGATTTAGCAAATAATATATCCTTTATTTTGTCACTGACACTAGAAGGAGATTCATCTGCAATAATCATATCCATTAAATCATTAGTTATTTCAGGCATTGTTAATATAATAGTATATCCGATAGTATTTATAAACTATCCGCACCTTGATAATTAGACTCCATAATCATAGCAAACATTATACGTTTCATAAATTGAATATGATTTGTAGGTTCTTGTTGATCTGGTGGCCTATCCCCAGAAAGAGGTCGATTTTCTTCATAATACTTTAGTGCATTATAAAGTAATCTTACATCTCTTTCTGTTACGTTTACTTGAAAATATTTGTCTTCACTTGTATCTGGTGGTATTGGCACTAGATTTCGCCACCTTTTGGTTTAACGATATCTGCTGTGTTTTGCATTCCTTGAGTCTCTACATCACTATCTCTTAATGCAGCATCTGGTTCTTGACCACCTACTGGTGCTCCAAGTTCACCCATTTCTTGTGGTCTAAATCCACCACTACCTTCTGGGTCTAACATCATTTCTGCTGGATCTGGTATGATACCATCCTTAATTTCCTTCGCAATTATCTTATCTTGTTCGATAATCTCTTCATCAGTTTGACGTAATACTCTACGTCTAACCCAATCCTGTGAGTAATACTTACCAACATAAGGTTCGACTGTAGCAAGTAGACCTAATCTTTCGGTCATTAACTCTTGGTCTTTTAATTCAGTAAAGTGATTATCATATAAGAAATCAAACTGAATATGCTCAGACATTATCTCCCAGTCTTCTGGGGTGACAATATTTTTAAGTAATAGTTGAGTTCTCAACATGTCGATGAACATTCTTGAGAATCTCTTTCTCAAACGTCCAACAAACTTACTAAATTTAACCTCATCCCTTAATATCTCTGAGGATCTTCCCAGATTGAATCCTCCTTCTCCGTCCATTCTTGATGGGGGTACATTGAGCGACCTATATAATTTCTTTTTGAAGTACTCAATATCCGTGATCTCCCCCAAGTTTTGACCTCCTGGAAGAGTAGAAATTTCAGTACCACGTCCTCCCTCTCTTCGAGGTAGCCAGAAATCCTCCAGCATTGCCATGTACTTCTTGTCATCTCGAACCTCTCCAGTAGATGCGTCGTATACAAGTTTGTTACGATATCTCATCATCACGTCACGTAGATATTGCTCTGCCTTTACTTTCGGTAGATTACCGACATCAATATAGAAAATTCTTCGTTCTGGAGCACGAGATAATCTGTATATAACCAGACTATCCTCAATCATTCTAAGTTGATTGAGTGACTTTATTGCTTTATTTAAATATGATAGTGTTGTGCCGTTGTTTCTGTTTACTAATCCACTAGTAGCATATGAAACAGAATCCTTCGTCATCTTAATCCCTTCATTACCACTACCCATAGAACTGGTATTTCCAGTTGGATATGATACTTTTGGATTATAAACAAAGTATTCTTCTATTTCAGGGAACTCGAAATCCATAGGATTATCTCGTGCCACCCTACTAGGTACCTTATACCTATCTTCTCCTTTTGACTTCTGCTTACGAACATAACGCATTTTCATTGCGTCAATATATCTTAATTCTTGCAACCCTTCTTGAGGATTCTTTAAATCAATTACCTTATGATAATAGATTCTACCATCAATATACCAATTCCTATAAATTTCATGTGCCTTTTTATCAAAATCTAATAAATCTAAGATATATTTAAACTCATCTCTGATCTTTTTCTTTATGCCATCACTAGCATTTAGATGATCTAAATCTAGTTGTACTGGTTGATCGTTACTGTCTGAAACAAGTGCCTCATTCACAATATCTTCAATAGCACTATCCGCTTCAGGATGAAGTGCCATTTCACGATAACGCTTAATTAAATCAAATTCAGTTCTGTAAACACCTTCGATGTCAACATAAGAACCAAAAAAACCACTACTCATATAATAGTCATTCCCGTCCTCGTCATTAGGAGCAACGGGAGAGACCGTAGTAGGAGATAGTGGTTCGGTATCCTCTATCGAGAAACCAAATAACTTAGCCATAATTTATGTTGTTTTCTTACTATTTATTAGCCGTTAGGAGAACCAGCCCCGTTAAGGTTGAGAGACTGTACTTGGAATTCTACATCAAACTCCTCGATTGTGTCACCTGTGTCGTAGCTTAACGCAATCTCTGAGATTGTTGTTGGGAAAATGTCAATGAATTCGTACTCTTTTAGTACGGCATTTGCATCTCCTGTAGAATCTTGACTTGCTTTTTTAGATCCTCTACCAAGTTGGAATACCTTAGCATTAGTCATATAAGCAGATGGGTCAGTAGCACCTAAGTTATTATCTAACTTAGCGATAACTTCTGTCCATTGCTCAAATGCAGTTCTTAATTCAAAACTTTCATCATTGATAATAGTAACAGTCCATGTATCAATGGTTCTGTCACCAGCGACTTTAAAAATACGACCCCTAAAAGGAACATCGATACTTGCGATGTTTTGAGCAGGTAATGCTGCTGCTTTACACATAAATCTAAAATTGGTAGAGTTCCAGCTGATGTCTGCTGGAAGTGTTGTAAGTTCTACCTCAAATAAATTGGGTCTTGCGCCGCCACCTATGAGTGCCGACTTAAATTGAGAAATAGATTTGTTTTCTCTTGTGGTTGCCATGATTAGCTCTCCTGAATGTTATTTATATGATGAAATTAAACTCTACCGACCACTTCTTCAAACGAGACACCTGTTCTCGTTGCAACAAATGTTAGAGTTACATAATTGATTGACTTCGCAGGTTTCAGGAATATGTCTGCCCTGAACTCATTATTGTCAATGACATCGGGAGTGTTATTCGTGGTGTCGCATACGACTGCAAATCCATAAAGACCTCTCTTGGCCTCAATGTCACGAAGGTAAGGTTCCACAATATTGCGGAAGTTTGCCCTTGTTAATTCATCATTAAGTTCAAAGAGTTGAGACTCTGCTGCTTTCTCAAGTGCTTGCTCAATTGTAAGGAATAAACGACGAACGTTAATCCTATCAAATGCTGAAGCATAACCAAGTCCTGTCTTATCACCAAATAATAGTGTTCCGATTCCTGGTTGCGTAATAACAGCATTAATTCTTGCAGGATAAAGCTTGTCTCTTTGTGCCTTATCTGGATTATATGCAAGTTTAATTGCGTTATTAATGA